GGTCTGCTTGTTTCTGTTTTCCGCGTAGCTGCTTTAACCTCTTGCCCATCTCAGGGTTGATAAACTTTTCCATAAAAAACTTTCCTATACGAATTTTATTCTTGACATAATATTCAGTAACGAATATGTATGGTCTTAATAGTGAAAAAAGCCGAACAACAAAACACATATTTAAACCATCAACACGGGGAGGTCAATATGAAAGTAAGAAACACAAGAACAGGTAAGGTTGGGGAAGTTACAAGCATAGACGGGAATACTTACAGAATACTTCAGGAAAACGGGAGATATACCCGCTGGGTTACAAAGAATTGTGAAGATTTCCAGGAAGATCATGTTCTTGAACTTCCGGCTCCAGTGCAGGAAGTTGAAACCGATCCGGCACAGGAAATCTATACAGCTTCATGGTGCGGGGAAGATCATGTGGAAGTCTTTGACGGTACAAAAGCCCGGATTATGGGAGAGCTTGTTACCATCGGCTGTGAAAAATGGCTGGATCAACTTGAAATCTGCAAGAAATATCAGCCTGATGTGGCAGTATTTTCCATGTACTCGGAAATCGGTTTTGACGGTTCTTTCTTTGACCCGCTTGAATGGTTTTTCCTGACCGGTCAAAGTTTTTTCCCACCGCTTTCTCCACTGGTCAGAGATGCAGAACCGGAATATTCAGATGAACCGTCAGCTTTACCCAATTATGAACCTACACCTTATATATATACAGGAGGAAATCATGGCAACATTACCAAAAGTAAAACCGGAAACTCTCTACCTTCGGGCCGAACTGTGCGCCAGGGGGTGGACATCAGTAACATCATGGGCAAAGGACATGGGATTTCATCCGGGAGTGGCAGCAGTAAACATTCTCCGGCACTGGGGCACGAAAACCCAGCCCACAGGCAAACTCTCCAACAGGATTCTGGATGCTCTTAATGTCACGCTTTACGGTGCGCCCCTGGACAGAGACAAGCATAAGGTACAGGTTTTAAAATGCCGTTTGTGCGGCAGTGTTATTCATCATCATTAATCAGGAGGTCGGGATATGCAGGATATTACAGTTACACATAATTTTCATGGGAATGAAATACCAATGGTCAGCAGGAATGGGGAACCCTATGTGGCAATGAGGCCGATTGTTGAGGGGATGGGGTTGGCTTGGCAACGGCAATCAGCTAAACTTCAAGAGCAGGCCGAGAAGTTCAGTTGTAACCATATGGTTACAACTGGCAAAGACGGGAAGCAATACAAAATGCTCTGCATCCCCCTCAAAAAACTCAACGGCTGGCTGTTTTCAGTCAATTCCGCCAAATGTGCCTCTGAAATCCAGGTAACAGTAGTCAAATACCAGGAAGAATGCTTTGAGGCCCTGTATGATTACTGGTTTAAAGGCGTGGCAGTAAACTCCAGGAAAGCCCCAGGATTACAGCCTCTTAATGTCCAGACTTTTAGAAGCGCTATTGACATGTTTGCTGTATATAATGACCGCAAGATGAATGCTCTTCAAGTAACTGTTGATAAGGTAAAAGTAAAGCTTGATGATTTTGTCAAGACAGCAGCACTCTATCCTCCCACAGCATGGCATCCTTTTTATGATCATTGTGTATTTGGCAAAGGCAGGTTTATCACAAAGGCCGATCTGTACCAGGCTTATCAGGCTTGGGGATATGCCGCAGATCAAACAACCATGATGGCAAATTCCGTGTTCTTCAAATTCCTCTATGCAAGCGGCTACCCTGTAAGGCCGGGCTATCTGTTTGCAAATAACAAACGGGTCCCGGTTATTCACGGCATGGCAATAATTGAAGACGAAAAAGGAGACCGGAACAATGGCTAAGAAAATCAAAACAGGCAAGGGCCAGATGCGGCGTCAGGCAGATCGTTACCTCCGGGGTGTTCCCCAGGCAAACCAGGGGCGTGTAGCTGTTACCAACGGGAACAACTACAACATGACAGCCAGGGATGTAAACATTTATGAGGCAGACCAGGATTATGAATCGGAGTTTGAAGCTGGATATGATGAACCGGCTGTTAAATCCCACAGTGTTAAGCTGTCGGAATCTCAAAGCCTGGTTGCGGTGGCACTGGCACAGGAAAGCGGGATGTCAATATCCGAACTTATAAGAAATTCCCTGCACCTGTGGAGTATGTTTCCGGGGGTTCAGCATAAACTCATGGCATATGCCCAGGAAATCCGGCGGGAACTGGAGTGGAGACGATAGGTATTCTTCAGGAATACAGGAGGCTGTTATTATGAACGATCTGCATACAAAAAACGTCAAAAACGTAAACATTTACGGGGCAAAAGGCAAAAAGCAGGCAGAAAAAGGCCGGTTCCCTTTAAACAGGGCAATAATAATGAATATGAAGGAACTCCGTACCAAAATACCGGACGTGGAGATTGCCGGGCATCCTGACAATGTTTTTACCATAGGAGCAAGGATAAAGTCAGAGCATAACGACTTTTACAGGTCTTTTGACGTGTGCCAGGTGCACGGCGGCGGTGTTATCCTTCAATCTTCCTGGTATGAGCAGGGTAAACCTGCGGTATCTATGATTTACCGCCCTGATTTGGCCTTAAAATGGGAACATGTAGAGCAAGAAGACGGCACTGTAAAGCGTGCGCCTTTGGTGGTAAAGGGAATGCCGGATCGTTTTGCCTTCTGGAAATGGCTTAGAAACTACGTTTTAAAAGGGGTTTTCGGCATATGAAGGGGGTAAAATGGCAAGTAAAAGACGGCTTCGGCGTAAGATGTGTAACGGCAAGCGGAGGCATAATCAACTACGGGACGCTATATGGGCACTTGAAAGGACCAGGCGCAAGTTCGGACACGGCATTTTAGGGGTTTATCTCTGCCCTTTCTGCGGGTTCTATCATGTGGGCCATATAAGGAAACGGAAAATGTCAAAAATAGAATATCAAATGAGTTTTTCAAGAAGACCACAAGTAAATTATGGGAGGGCATTATGACAAAAGAAATCCAGGCAACACCGGAACCAACAGCAGTATATCCCTTAGACCCAAACAGTGCAGTGTATCAGGGCTGCGTTAAACCCGGGCTGTGGCTGAACATTCCTGAAACAGAAGAACCGGAAACGGTAAACGTCAGGAAATCCGAACTGGTAACAGTGGCGCGGCATCTAAAAAACATCCGTGCAGACTTCCAGCTGCTTACAGCTATATTAAGGGAAGATGTGACAGTGTTAAGCAGGGTCAGGACAGAACTGCTTTCCTCCGGTGAAATCCTTTCCAGGTACGTGAGCACTCAATGAACAGCTATACCCGTGTAAAATCAGTGCAGACCTGCATTGAGATACTCAAATTTCTGGCGGAGCAGGGCGGTCCTGTGCTTCCTTCTGAAATGTCCAGGGCAATGGGCATTTCAAAGGCTACTCTGTTAAGCCAGATAATGACTTTGCATGATGCACGGTTTGTTGAAGGGGATGGTCAAAACGGGTTTGAGGTTGGTCAGGCTTTGGCCGTGTTCTGGGCACGGCGCAAAGCCCTTTTGGAAACCAAACGAACTTCCATCATTCGGGATATGAAAGAATTAGATCATAATAACTATGAAACGGAGGATAGTCAATGAATAATATGGAACCAATATCGGCAGCAGCTATGGAAAAGGTTAATATGGAGCAGTCGCAGCAGGAAATTCAAAGGCTGGAGCAGTCCCAGAAGGAAATGAGGATTGCTGACTTTCATCAGATGGTTGGAAGGATAAAAGAGGCAGAACTGGTTCAAGAACTGGTGACGGTCTCCGGTTTATCTAAAATGAAATTCATTAAAGAAAACAAGCTTTACAAGGATATTGATAAAGGGATTACTTCTTGGGAAAGCTTCTGTAATTATTTAGGAAAATCACGAAGACATGTTGACGAGCAACTGCAAAATTTAAACACGCTTGGTGAAAAATTTCTAGAGACCTGTCGCCAGTCTGGGCTGGGATATAAGGATATGCGTAAATTAAGAAAACTTAAATCAGACGGTGATATTGATGTCACATCTGAAAGAGTAAGAATCGGTCAGCAGGAAATCCCCCTGAATGAAGATTATAAAGAAGACCTCCAGGCAGCAATTGAAATGGTTCTTGAAGACCGTGAAAAAGAGATCATAGAAAAAAGCAAAGAACTGGTAACGGAAAAGCGCAAGACAAAGACTTATCAGTCCACAGTAGATAAACTGAGCAAGGAACTTGCAAAGCATGAACAGGACGCAGAGCAGAAAGACATGACCTATGATGAGGACGCATATTTCAAAAAGATGGACCGTATAGCCACAGAGTTTATCGGCTATCAGATAAAGCTTGACCCTGAAAAAAATCCTCTGCCCAAAGAGTACACCGAACTTATGCGGACAAAATATCTTGAAACCGTATATGCTTTCAAACGGCTGGCTATGTCAGTGCATGACACAGTTGTCACTATGTACGGCAGTCCTGAAATAGACGGAGGCTGGTATCAGCCGGACGAGGCAGAGATTGAAGACAAATCCAATGAACCTATGGATGACGGCAATATAATTGACATAGCATCACGCTAAAAAGGAGGCCGTTATGCAGCAGTGGCTTGGGGAAATGATAGCACGATTGTCGAGCGCCGGATACGGACAGAGCGCCCAGGTCATTGAAGAATACAGCAAGAAAACAGGCAAGAGCAAAGCAACCTTATACAGACTGGCTGCAAAGCACAAAGGAAGATCCTCCATGCGGAAAAAAAGAAAAGATACAGGCACATGCACATTGACGGAAACCCAGATAAACTGGGTAGCAGCACAGGTGCACGTAAGCTCCAGGCAGGTAAAAGGGCCAATAATGCCTGTTGAAAAAGCCTTAATGATTGCCCAGGATAACGGGATAATAAAACCGGGCTCAATCTCGGTTTCCCGTATGCAGTCAATATTAAAAGAGCGCGAGATCAGCGCCAGGCATTTACAGCAGGAAAAACCCCATATCCGCCTTAAATCCCTGCATCCAAACCATGTGCATGTTGTGGATATGTCCGTGTGTATTCAATATTATATAGGAAACGGAAAGACGATAGCCATAGCAGACGAGCGGGATTATAACCTGAAAAAACCTGAAAACATGAAGAAAATGAAGCGCAAACTTATCCGCTATGTACTTTCAGACCATTTTTCACACAGTCTTTTTATAAAATATTACAATGCCACAGGAGAAAACCAGAACGACCTCTTTGATTTTCTGACAAGTGCATGGGTAAAAAAAGACGACAGATACCCATTCAGGGGAGTCCCCTTTATAATGCTCACAGATGCAGGGTCTGCAAACATGGCAAGGAGCATGTCAGGATTCTTTGAAGCACTTGAAATTAAAAGACCGTCAAATGCAGTGCATAACCCCAGGAGACAGGGCGGCACAGAATGCGCCCAGAACATAGTAGAACGCTGGTTTGAATCCGGTCTGCGGGTTCAGCCTGCATCCACGGTGGTTCAGCTTAACAAATGGGCTATGGATTTCTGCATCTGGTTTAATGCCCACAAAATCCATACCCGGCATAGAATGACAAGAACCGGATGCTGGCTGAGGATAAAACCGGAGCAGTTAAGAGAATGCCCGGATATGGAAATCTGCCAAAACCTGTTTGCACATCCAGACGGGCAGGAAGCCACTGTTTATGGGGACTATACGATACGATACAAAAATAACCATTACAGTGTGCGCCATCTTCCGAAAGTATCACCATATGACAAGATCAAAGTCATAGTTAAACCCTTTTTCCTTCCAAACCTGTCAGCGGTTTACCTGGAGAAAACCTGGGAACTGACACCAATAGGCATAGACAGTGCAGGATTCAGGGACGATGCCGCAGTAATAGGAGAAGAATTCAAGGCAGTACCGGAAACCACAACCCAAAAAGCAGTTAAACAGATGGAAGAATCTGCATGGGGAGGCGGGGACAAAAAACAAGCCCCTTTTGCAGGAATAAAAACAATGGGAATCCACGGGGACAAAGTAAAGGTAATCCCCATTCCAAAAACCGGACATCAAATCATATTAACATCAGAATCAGGCATTGAAGAATCTGAAATTAGCTTCATGGAATTTTTAAAACGTCTGCGGGCAAGGGTAGGCACAATAACCCCAGGCATGAACGCCCAATTAAGAGCAAGATTAGGGGAAAGTGTAAGCCTGCGGGAAGCAGAAGCGATTATAACACAGCACACCAATTGCAATGGCAATGTAAGGAGGCAACAATGTTAAATCCGAGGACCTTAAAGCACTTCAAGCTTTTCAGAGACCCATTTGTTAACGATATAAGAGAAAAAAAGGACATTTATCTTTCACAGGAACATGTGTTCCTCCGTGAAATGCTCCTGGACGCGGCACGGTACCAGGGTTTTGTAGCAGCTTACGGCGGAGTAGGCTGCGGCAAATCCACCATAAGAAAATTGGTAATTCAAACCCTGATGACAGAAGGAGTTCAGGTAATATACCCGGTAATCATAGATAAAAGCCGTATCTATCCTGGTTCTTTGCTGGATGCCATCATATTTGACATCAGCGAAGAAAAACCAAAAAGAACCCTGGAACAAAAGACCAGGCAAGCATTAAACATGCTGAAATGCCGCACTCAGGCAGGCTTGAGACAGGCATTATTTATTGAAGAATCCCATATGCTTGTTCCCACAGCATTTAAGGCAGTGAAACAGCTGTACGAACTGGAGGACGGATTTAAAAGAATGCTGGGTATTATCCTGATAGGACAAAACGAACTTATGGCCAGGATGGACGAGACCCGGCACCCGGAACTTCGGGAAGTAAGCAGGCGTGTTACCCTGGCAGAGATAACAGGGCTGTCAGATGAAGACCTGCCCCTGTATCTTAAACATAAATTCATCAGGATAGGGAAAAAGGCAGATGAAGTATTTGCAGATGACGCATATGCAGAGATTTCAAGGTATTTCCTGATGAAAAAAGACAATAAACGGGCGCGGTATCCCTTAAATGTTCACCGCCTCACAGCCGGGGCCATGAACTTTGCAGCAGAACTGGGGGAAAAAACAGTAACGGCAGAGGTAATAAGAAGCCTGTAATCTTTGACAGGTTGATAAGCAGAAAATGGGACAATGCCGTGATACTGGAACAAAACAGATGCACAAACTGCCGCAGGCTGCTGTTTAAGGGCAGGTGTATAATAATTGAAATAAAATGTCCCAAATGCAAGACCATCAACACAATAACAGGAGGAGACTATGAAAAGTACGCAAAAGTTCGAGAATGCGACAAAAGAAAGAGAACTCAGCAACCTGGATAAAGACATCGTCCCCAAGTACGAGGATACAATAGGCTTTTGGATGAGCAAAGAAAGCTTTACCCAGTACCCGGAACTGCTGCAAACCCTGGAAGAACAGGCAAAAGCAGACTTTCGGACAGTGGAAAATCAGATAATGTTCATACTTAACAAGTACGTAAAACCCGTAAGGAGGAAAGCAGATGCAGGAACAACCAAAAAGTGAAGACATCATGCCCATGATAAAAATGGGAAAAGAAAAATTTCCGGGAAGGCCGGAACTGAGAGAAATGGTACTCCAGGGCTATGATCTGAAACAGGCCATGGATAATGCAAAGGCAAAAATGGAACTCCTCCATGAAAAAATTCTGGAATACATAAAGGATTATTTCAAGGATTACCAGACCGGGACAATAAATGTATTAACATCAGGAGTTAAGCTGACAGCAAGCCTGAAACAGAACTTCAACGTGCTCAACCCTGAATCTGTAAAAGAACTGCTGGGGGAAAGATACGCCGATCTTATGGTTGAAAAAATCTCATACAGGTTATCCCCCAAGCTGAAAGAAATGCTGGTTGATGCAGACGATCAGACAGGCATGGCATTAAGGGAGTTCTTCAATATTAAAGATGCCAAAGCGGGCATGAAATACGAAATGATACCATAAGAACCTACGGATGAATCCGCAGGCTATTCATAAATGAATAACCTATGGATTCATCCATAGGCAAAACCAGGAGGCCGGAATGACAATAAAAGACATAAAAGAAGCAAAAAAAACAATGATAAAAGCCGTACATTGCTCAATACTATGGCGGGAGTTTTACAAACACGACAGGACAGCATATGAAATCCTTTTAAAAAACGAATATGCAAAAAACTCATCTAAGGAGTTAACCACAGCAGAACTGTCCGACCTTCTGGACATTTTAAACAATAAACCCAGAAAGCCCATACCTGCAACCAGGCCGGGTAAAGTGGCAAGCTCCGGCAAGCTTGCAATAGTAGGAACCGCAAACCAAAAAAACAAGATCAGCATCCTAAAAGAGCTTGTAAAATGGAAAAAGGAAAACGGGTTTGACCGCTGGGTATCAGCCCGAAGGCTGAAAAGCGCCTCTGCAATTATCAACGGGTTAAAGTCTATGATAAAACACCAGATGTGTAATACTTACGGGCCAAACTGGTCAAGCCTGAAATACGATGATGAACGGCTGAATATGTTCGTAAAATACCACGGGGCAGACGCATAGGAGGCAGCTATGGATATGAAACGACAAAAAATTGTAGATTTAAGAAGGGCCGGGCATACATACTCTGAAATAGCGGAAAAAACAGGGGTAACTTACGGCAGTGTGGCATATGTTCTCAGGCGGGCCGGGCTTACAAGAAAGAGAATCCCGGACATATCCAAAAGGAAATACAGCCTGACAGTAAACGGTCAACGTGCCTGCCGAACATGCGGCAGGCCAACAAACGGGAACTGGTGGTATTGCCCTGTCTGTCACCGCCTGAGAAGTGAGCATATATCAGGCGCACCAACGACCATGGATAACAGTGCTGCCGTATGAAACTTGTATGCCCGTCATGCGGAGCGCACCACAGCGCAGAATCCTGGGAAAACGATGCAGCTGCCCGCCGTGCCCTTGCCCTTGTGGGCGGTCTGCCGGGTAAATCAGGCCAGTATGCCCTTAAATACATAGCACTGTTCCGTGACCCTTCTGCAAAAAGAGGCATGACCTGGAAACGGGCATGTAATTTACTGGAGGAGCTTTCAAACCTTATTCATGCAGGCTGGGTGCAGTATAATAAGGGAGTATCAAGACCGGCGACTGAAACCCTGTGGAGCAAAATTCTGGCACAGGTTACGGAAAACGTCCCGCGCCGACTTCCCCTGAAAGATCATAATTATTTGCTTTCAATTGTCTATCAGGAAGCTGATGAAGCAGACCGGAAGCAGGAAACCCTTAGAAACCGGGAGGAAAGACAGGGCAAGGGGCAGCACATAAGAGAAGCAAAGGCAGATGAAAACCCTTTAACCAAGGAGGAAATGCAGGCCATGAGAAAGAAGAATTTCGGAGACATTTTAAAGGACATAAAGTAACCGGAGGATTTAACATGCTTTGTATCAAGTGTGGTGCTGCCAAAACAAGGACTGTAAAGACAATAGACAAGGATATGCACATTAAAAGAATCCGCTTCTGTCCTGATTGCGAAGCTTTATATAAGACCATAGAAGGAGTTTACGTGGAAGAAGATCAGGCAGAAAAAGCAGATTCCCTTTATTTGGAAGAGTCCGGAAAAATATGCACGGAGGCATTATGAACAGAGCGGTTAAATCATTATTAAGACGAAAAATAGCCATGAAAGCCAATTCTGACCGCCTTACAGAAGCTTTCGCCACAGTCCAGGCCAATATTGCCAGGGGGCAGGTTTCAAAGTTTTTAGGGGCATTACAGACCGCCATAATGGTAAATATAGACAGAACAGGCGGTATCAATGCAGTAAAAGGCAGGCTGAGAGATATGGAATACAGCCTGGATTTATCTCTTATAGATGATCTTTACGAGCGCTCAGCCCTTGATTTTATAAAGTTTATTGAAGCATCTAAAAAGGTTGTAAAGAAAGCGGAATATACTTTTGTTTTTGACGAAATAGATAATGCAACCCTTGGAATGATCCGGGATTCGTTTTTCTGGATGAAGCAGGACCATACGGAAGCCCTGGTAACAGAATTGAAAGATATTATAGATGCTGCGTTTAAGGGAGAAATACCCAGGATTGACCTGCCTGCATACCTGGAATCTAAATTCGGAGAGATAATAAAAGCTGAATCCAGGTATTTCAAGGATGTAAGCGACCATATAATAAGCCAGGGCCAAAACCTGACCAGGATTAACCAGGGTCAGAAATATGATGTAAAGTATTATACGGTTATGGCCAGAATAGACGACAAGACTACCGATTTTTGTAAATCAATTCATGGCAGAATCATTGCATCTGGTCATCTGGAACAGCAAAGAGACAAGATACTGGCTGCAAAAAATTCAAAACAAAAGATAGAAGCGGCTGCATGGGTTAAAAAAGACGGGCCGTTTGAAGGGAATGAACTCCCTGGAAATATAGGATGTCCACCATATCATTTCCGATGCCGGACGATTCTGCAATCGTACTGGCCGGAAGAATCTGAATTGGCAGATGTTATAAACGCCTCTAAATTTCTGGAAGTCATTGATGAGCAAATCCAGCTTGGAGCTAAGGACATCAGGGAACAAATCCTTAAAATAGGGGCAAAATATGCCAATCAGATAGCAGGTATGGAAAAAGAACTGGCAAAGGTTAAGGCTTCACGGGCCAGCCTTGAGAAAAATCTGGATGAACTGGCAGATATGCTGGAGGAAACAACTGATAAAAAAGAAAAATCTGCAATCTTAAAGCAGATGAAAAGAACTGACAAAGCTGCCCGTGCAAAGCGGGATCAGGTAATAAAACAAAGAGATAGAATTGAAAAATATAATCGTAAAAACAGGAAAAAAGCGCTTAAGATTTTATCATCTGAAAAGAAAGTTGAATTTGATTTGACGCTGGACGGCTTGAGCAAACATCAAAAAGATGCTGCCAGGGAAGGGTTTAAGTGGCTGGAAGATGTTCTTGACTGGCAGCCGGGTAAAAAAGTTCAAATAGGAATAACCAAATCAGGCAGAGCAAATAATTTGTTGGGTGAGATACGGGTTTCAACATACACCCAGCCGCGCACGGTAATCCATGAATATGGTCATACTATGGAATTTGAAGATGATCTTATTTTGAAAAAGTCCCTTGAATTTTACAAAAAAAGGACAAAGGGAGAAAAGCTTGTACATATGGGCAAAGGGTTTGAGGCGCATGAGTTTACAAGAAAAGATGATTTTTTTGACAGCTATTGCGGCTTAGACTATGGAGGCGATGCAACGGAGCTGCTTTCTATGGGGATTGAATTTCTCTATAAAGACCCCATTGCATTTGCAAAGGCAGACCCGGAACATTTTGATTTTATCATACAAATATTAAAGGGGTTATAAGATGGTAATTATTAAATTCGGCCCGGTTGAGGCCAAAATAAATAACAGGGAATGGACGTGCAGGGTAGAGGTTATAGAAAAAATGCTTAATGACTTCACAAAAGGGCTTAAGCTGGACATTTCACCGGCAGACGGTGAACCGGACTATGTTATTGCACGAGAAATAATAGAATATTACGGGGGCAAAGTTGTTGACAGCCAATATGACAAATATCCTGAAGGAGCGGTATTTTAAAGGAGGACAAAATGAGCGAAATGCAGAAAGCCCTTGAAAATCTGCTGTACAGAGTCGGAGCCGAAGTAAAAAACGAGGCGCAAAGGGAAGCCCCTTACCTGACCGGCAACCTGAGAAATGACTTGCAGGTATTTGACGACAAGATCACACAGCTTGAAGTCAGGATAGGCCAGACACGGCTTGCACCATATGCAAAATTTGTCCACACAGGAACCGGGATTTACGGACCCACAGGACGGAAGATAGTACCCAAGGTTAAAAAGGCATTAAAAACCCCTTACGGCCCCAGAAAGAGCATAAAAGGCCAAAGGGCAAACCCATATATGACCAGGGCAATGGCTGCCTATAAATCAGGCGGAGGCTTGGACAGAGCATTGCAGGCAAACAATGAGTTAGGTGAGGCAGTAATGGCAGACATCCGGTCAGCCCTGAACTCAACAACCATAGTGATAGGTGAATAATGAAAAAGCATATAATACTGACAGCAGGGCTGTTCTTCCTGGCAGGAACTGCCTGTGCAGCGGATAACGTCAGACTTAAAATCGTAAATACGGTAAACAGGCAGATAGTTGAAAATTACAGACTGACAATATCAAACAGCGACACTCCCGGCAATTTCCCCGGTATTCCGGTAGAAATTGAAGACAAAAACAGCATAGAACTGACACCAGGCAGACAGTACACCGCCCCAGCAGACGGATTTAAACCCGCTGGAGCAGGCAGTGAAATCCTTAAAGGAAGCAGCAGGGAAATGAGGCAACCATGATAGATGCAGCAGGCAATGTACCTAAAGAGAAAAGCAGCTTTGAGCAACAATGGGCTGACTCTGTTGAGAACGGCGATATCCAAAAACGGTTTAATGCCCTGAAAGACCGTCAAAGCCTCCCGTTAAAAGATAAAATTATAGAGTCTGAAAAACGGATAATGGAATGGTATAGAGCCTTTGATGGTAAAGTCTGTGTAAGCTTTTCAGGGGGAGTCGATTCAACAGTGCTCTTGTGGCTTACCCGAAAATTATACCCGGAAATACAAGCTGTTTTCTGCAATACCGGTCTTGAATACCCGGAGCTGTATAGTTTTATAAAAAATACTTTAAACACTCGTACAATTAAACCCAGAATGTCTTTCAATAAGGTCCTTAAAACATATGGGTACCCGTTAATATCAAAAAAAGTAGCAAGGGGAATATCAATATTAAGAAACCCCACAGGCAGAAACCAGAATGTATACAGGCTTTACGATCAAGGCGTTAATCGGTTCGGTGAACCTGTACATGGTTATCAAGTACCAGCTCGTTGGAAAAATACGTTTTTAAATGCCCCGTTTGAACTTTCGGATAAATGCTGCGAGATCATGAAAAAAGAACCAATGAGACGATATACCAGGGAAACCGGGAATGTTCAATTTGTAGGCATGATGGCCAGTGACAGTAAACAGCGCCAAAAAGCATGGCTGCAACATGGCTGTAATGCCTATGATTTTAAAAACCCGCACTCAAACCCGCTGGCGTTCTGGACAAAGCAGGATATTCTCCAATGCTTAAAAATGTATGATATTCCTTATGCATCGGTTTACGGGGATATTCTGCAAAACCGGAACACTAGCAAACTTTATTTTACAGGGGTTCAAAGTACGGGCTGTATCTTCTGCGGGTTTGGACTGCACATGGAAAAAACGCCAAACCGTTTTCAAAAACTTTACCATTCACATCCGAAACTTTGGGAATACTGCATGGACAAAATAGGACTAAGAAAAATAATGCAATACATTCGGGATCACTGCCCTGACAGAAAGATCAGAAACAAGTTCAAAATAGAGCCTGAGCCTGAAGTATATAAACAAATATCAATGTTTTGAGGAGGAATAATATGCTTAATAAACAAGGGCCTAAAAAAATAGACTGGACGGATTACACATGGAATCCGATTACAGGATGTTATCACAATTGTTCTTATTGCTACATGAAACGCATGGCAAAACGATTCAAGGGAATAATGGAATATAAATTCCATCCTGACCGGCTAAGTGATCTTGAAAAATTACGTGAACCGGCTAAAATTTTTGTGGGATCGTCCGGGGATATGTGGGGGGAATGGGTGAAAGCTATCCACCTCGACCCAGTGATTGAATGTGTTGCAAAGTATCCGCACATATTCCAATTTCTAACTAAAAATCCTATTAATTATATTAATTATGATTTAATCAGCCTCCCCAATTTGTGGGCAGGAACCACAGTTGACGGTTCACGATTCACAGAGAGAAACTTGGAAATTATGCAGCTTGAAGTCTCAGCCCCGATCAAGTTTATATCATTTGAACCATTGCTAAAACCGATAAATCCAGGACTATCAGGAATTGAATGGGTGATAATCGGCGCTAACTCCAACCGAGGAGCTAAAAAACCGCCTGATGAATGGGCGGATCTAATAGTAAAAAGCGCAAGAGAAAATAATTGCGCCGTATGGGTAAAAAATAACTATAAATATCATACTATAATCAAGGAATTTCCTCAATAATCATGGAGGGCTTATGGATTATCGTTTTACAATGCCTGAACCGGGCTACCCAATAAAACCCCTGCCAATATCCCTGGCAAACCCGGCACAAAACCATATCAAACGCAGGCGTGACAGACTGATGCACTGCAACCGGATTGAAATACAAACGGAGGTTTAATCATGGAATCAGATTTTTATAAAAAGTTTAATGATGCGTTGGATTATGTTCCATTTCTGTGCCTGGAAGCTGGTTATTCCAGAGTAACAGACTGGACTTTATTTATTTATAATATTTCTGGACGACAAAAAACAGGTTGGGGTGACCCTATTGCACGGTTTCAACATCCTGATCGCAAAATAATGTTTGCGAGTGCATTTCTTTGGATGTGTGATTGGATGTCTGAAAATATTGAAGAGGATGAATGAAAATTCTACATTTAAATCTTAAGAAAAAGTACTTTGACCAGATCAAAGACGGGTCGAAACCCCTGGAATTCCGCAGAGCTAATGCCTATTGGCGCAAACGGCTTGTAGGGCGGCATTATGATGAAATTCATCTGAAGTGCGGGTATCCAAAAAGCTCGGATACAGACCGGATATTGAAACGGAAATGGTCTTTAATTGCAAAAAAACTGGTGTTGCATGAGGAGTTTGGGGCTGAGCCTGTTGAGGTTTTTGTTATTGATGTGTCAAGGCCGATATTTACGGAGGGATAGCCATGGGGCTTATTATAGTTTCAATATTTATAGTACTTCTTTATGTAATTGCAAGTCTATTTTTCAGAGCTAAAAAATATAAAATGTTTGGCTATTATTTGTGGCTCTCTGGATGGTTGACGTGGCCTTGGGTAGGCAAAATTTGGGGTATAATCAGCCATTAATAACACAGTAAAGAAAGGAATAATATGATAATAGTAACAGGTATTACTCGAAGTGGTTTGACCGTTATGATGCAGATGCTTAATAGTGGCGGGTATCCATGCGAAGGGAATTATCCTGGTTTTGAACCGCATAATATTGGCTGTTCCGCTGGTATCAGTGCAG